TTCCACGCAGATTATGCCGCTTCAGTTGCGCCTGATAATCTGCTGAACAGTACTGGCCTCCACGGTCCGTGTGAACGATAACGTTCCGGGGCCTCTTACGCCGCCATAGCGCCATCTGCAGGGCATCGCAGGCCAGTTGCGCCGTCATGCGTGGCGACATTGACCAGCCAATAACGGCACGTGACCACAGGTCAATGACCACTGCCAGATACAGCCAGCCTTCATCTGTACGTAAGTACGTGATGTCTCCTGCCCACTTCTGGTTCGGGCCACTGGCGTAAAAATCCTGCTCCAACAGATTTTCTGACACAGGCAGGCCGTGTGCGCGGTAGCTGACCGGGCTGAACTTCCGGGAGGCCTTTGCCCTCAGTCCCTGACGGCGCAGGCTTGCCGCCACGGTTTTTACGTTAAAGGGGTAACCCTGAGCACGCAGTTCATCCGTCAGGCGTGGGGCACCGTAACGCTGTTTTGACCGGGTAAAAGCCGCGAGGACAACGCTGTCGCAGTGTTGGCGGAACTGCTGACGCGTGCTTATCCTTGTCCGCCGCTGACACCACGTATACCAGCCGCTGCGGGCCACCCGGAGCACGCGGCACATTGCTTTGATGCTGAACTCAGCCTGATGTTTTTCAATAAAGACATACTTCATTTCAGGCGCTTCGCGAAGTATGTCGCGGCCTTTTGGAGGATAGCCAGCTCTTCATCCCGTTCTGCCAGCTGGCGTTTGAGACGTGCAATCTCGGTAGACATCTCCAGTTCACGTTCAGAAGACGTCTGCTGATTTTGCTGTTTACTGCGCCAGTTGTAGAGCTGTGATTCATACAGGCTGAGTTCACGGGCTGCGGCAGTAACACCGATGCGTTCAGCAATCTTCAGGGCTTCACTGCGAAATTCAGGCGAATGCTGTTTACGGGGTTTTTTACTGGTTGATACTGTTTTTGTCATGTGAGTCACCTCTGACTGAGAGTTTACTCACTTAGCCGCGTGTCCACTATTGCTGGGTAAGATCAATGCTCGTTGGCCGCGGTGGTGACCAGGCTGTGGGTCAGGCCACTCTTGGCATCGACACCAATGTGGGCCTTCATGCCAAAGTGCCACTGATTGCCTTTCTTGGTCTGATGCATCTCCGGATCGCGTTGCTGCTCTTTGTTCTTGGTAGAGCTGGGTGCCTCAATGATGGTGGCATCCACCAAAGTGCCTTGGGTCATCATGACGCCTGCTTCGGCCAGCCAGCGATTGATGGTCTTGAACAATTGACGGGCCAGTTGATGCTGCTCGAGCAGGTGGCGGAAATTCATGATGGTGGTGCGATCCGGCAGGGCGCTATCCAGGGATAATCGGGCAAACAGGCGCATGGAGGCGATTTCGTACAGGGCATCTTCCATGGCACCGTCGCTCAGGTTGTACCAATGCTGCATGCAGTGAATACGCAGCATGGTCTCCAGCGGATAGGGCCGTCGGCCATTGCCCGCCTTGGGATAAAACGGCTCGATGACAGCGGTCATATTCTGCCATGGCAGAATCTGCTCCATGCGGGAGAGGAAAATCTCTTTTCGGGTCTGACGGCGCTTAGTGCTGAATTCACTATCGGCGAAGGTGAGTTGATGGCTCATGATGTCCCTCTGGGATGCGCTCCGGATGAATATGATGATCTCATATTAGGAACTTGTTCGCACCTTCCTTAGGAATAATTTATGTAAAACAGGTTGTCGTCTTCATGATTTAAACGCAGTACATATATATACTCTATAATAAATACAGGGAGTATCACGAGACGTCTGGATAAGAGGAATAACCAGAATAAATTGGTAAGGAATAAAGACACTTATTTCTATTGAGAAAAAACATTCATCCTGATGTGATTAGTATCAATGAAATAATGTGCTTGTGTGGTTGATAAAAAATGCATCACTAAAGAAAAAACAGTATGAATAAGAATATACGAATTTTACAATTTCTGGTCAGTATACTTTATTCTGTGCAGTCTCATTTTTCTGGTGCGCAAACAATACAACTGAATGGTAATGGTATACCTGAAAGTATAACCAGGAGTATTACAGGTGTTGATGGAAACGCGGCGCTTAATATCAGCGTGCCGTATAAAACAAGTTATACTCAAAATATACTATCTGTTGAAAGCAGTATTAACATCAAAGGAGGAACAAGCAATACATCAATCGGTGGTGCAGGTGTCTACGGTGAAAACTTTACGCTAAATAATAATGGTAGTGTTTGGGGAGGAGATGGATATAATGGTGGAATTGCTGTTAGTGGCAACAAAATATCTATAAACAATTACAGAAATGTATATGGGGGTAATGGTCTTGGTGGCTCAGGAAGTAGCGGAGGTGCAGGGTTAAGCGGGGATGATATTATAGTTGATAATTACAGAAGTATATACGGAGGTGATGATGTAGGTGGGACAGGTGGTTCCGGTGTAACCGGTAGCAATATTACAGTGCATAATTCCGGAGGAATATTGGGCGGTAATGGCGTAAACGGTGGTGATGGTATTAATGGTAGTAATCTTTTCATTACTAACGACAACATAATATCTGGAGGATATGGAATAAAACAAGGGGGAGATGCTATTTCTGGAAATCAAATCACTTTGAATAATAACGGTATTGTTCAGGGGGGATATGGCCCCGACGGTGGTTGCTCTGTTTATGGAGAAGATATCCATATTAATAATCATGGTAATCTTTCAGGATTATATAATAGCCAAAAAGATGCTTATAATACATCAATAATTTTTTCTGGCGGGTATAATTCATTAGATATTTATTCAGATTCTGTGATTAATGGTGATATTAAACTAGCTAGTATACCTGTTAATGGTACAAATGAATTAATTATTAAAAACATCAATAACGCAACAGCAATTAATGGTGGGCTAATGATTGGGAATGGCTCATCTGTTTATCTGTCAGGCAAGAACTCCATTTTTAACGGAAATATAAGTATTGATGAAGACGCATCTATGAACCTGTCTGTAGGAAATGCTAATGTTCACGCAAATACTATTACATTAAAAAGTGATTCATGGCTTAATATAGACACATCAATTAAGAACTGGACTCAGGACTATTACACATTATTGTCGTCAGACACAGGTATCTCGATCGCTGATAATAGTCACATTGTACAATACAATGTATTACTGACAGAAGGTGCTGAAAGTTATGTTTATACGTCTTTAAATGACGACGATAACAAACTGATATCCATGCTGAGATGGAATAATACAAAAGGGATGGGATATGGAACCTTTAATATAGAAAAAGATGCCACTCTGAACATAGGCGTTTCTCTTTCCGATAATCTTTCACCTTTATTATATGATGGCTGGGACGGCAAAAGTCTGACAAAATCAGGTAATGGTACTCTTATACTTTCTGCAACAAACAATTATACAGGAAATACAGAGGTTAAATCTGGCGTATTAATTCTTGCTGCACCTGATGCTCTTGGTCGGACTGAGTATTTATATTTATCCCGTGGCGCAGAACTGGATATGAATGGGTATCCTCAGACAATAAGCAAACTACTGACGGCTGCAGGCTCTGTGCTGAACATTCATGGCGGAAGTCTGATACTGAATAATGGAGGAGAATCTGCAGGTACTATTGCAGGGGATGGTTCTCTGAACATAAATGGGGGAATGCTTGATATAACGGGTAATAATCGTAATTTTTCCGGTGTTTTTACCGTGAATAAGGGGGCTCATTTGGCTGTATCCACGGCTGATAATCTGGGGACAGCCTTTGTTGATAACTATGGCACATTAACTCTGAACAGTACATCAGCATGGCAGCTTACCAACAATATCAGTGGTTATGGTAATGTTCGCAAGACGGGAGCAGGTGCACTGAACATTAGCGATAACGCAAAATGGACCGGGATGACAGATATTATTCAGGGGACAGTGATACTGGGGAACGCAGATTCACCGGTGATGCTCGGCAGTAACCAGGTCATTGTTGAAGAGCAGGGCAAACTCTCCGGGTTTGGGGGCGTTGCAGGAAATCTGAGCAATAGTGGTATAGTCGATCTCACTACATATATGCCGGGTAATATACTGACTGTCGGAGGGAATTACACTGGCAGAAATGGACTTATTCTCCTCCAGACAGAAACAGGTGGTGACAATTCGAAAACAGATCGTCTGGTGATTAAAGGTAATGCCAGTGGCCGTACCCGTGTCGCTGTTACTCAGGCCGGTGGTACTGGTGCAGAGACACTTAATGGGATTGAAGTGATTCACGTCAGTGGCAATGCTGATAATGCTGAATTCATTCAGACGGAACGTATTACAGCCGGAGCTTATGATTACATACTGAAACGTGGTCAGGGGATTAACAGCACTAACTGGTATCTGATTAGCAGAAAAGACATTCCTGTACCACAACCTGAAGCTGTACCGGAAAGCCATGATAATAATTTGCGTCCTGAGGCAGGTAGCTATGTTGCCAGTATTGCTGCTGCAAATAATCTGTTTGTAACGAATCTGTATGAACGACAGGGACAGGAGTTGTATATCAGCCACATGACAGGAGAAGAAAATGAAGCAGGTATCTGGATGTATAATAAAGGAAAACATAATCGCTGGCGTGACAACAGTAGTCAGCTGAGAACCCGGGGGAATAGCTACGTTGTGTTAATAGGGGGAGATATAGCTCAGTGGAGCCTGAATGGTACCGATCGCTGGCATACAGGTATGATGGCTGGCTATGGTCATAATAATAACAGTACGAATGCCCTGAGCACCGGATACCATTCGGAAGGAAGAATGAATGGATACACAGCGGGTCTTTATGCAACATGGTATGCCAATGATGAAACACACAATGGTTCTTATCTTGATAGCTGGCTGCAATACAGCTGGTTTGATAATCATATAAATGGAGAACGGCTGCCTGCTGAGTCATGGAAGTCAAAAGGGTTTACGGTATCTCTGGAAGCAGGATATTCATGGAAGGCTGGAGAGTTTACCGACAATTACAAGGGAAGTCATGAATGGTATGTTCAGCCGCAGCTTCAGGTTGTCCGGATGAATGTAAAATCAGACAAATATCATGAAAGTAACGGAACCAGTATTGAAAATACCGGTAACGGAAATATTCTCACCCGCCTGGGAGCAAGAACATGGCTTACCAGCAAAAACGGTAAAAATACGCGGTATGCGGTTCCGTTCAGACCATTTGTGGAGGCACACTGGTTGCACAATAGTCGTGTTTTCGGCACCAGTATGAATGGTGTAAGTATATACCAGGATGGTGCGCGTGATATCGGAGAAATAAATGGTGGTGTTGTGGGAATGATAACACCAGAAGTAGCATTCCGGGCTGATGCAGGCATTCAACTTGGAGAACATGGATACCATAATACATCTGCCATGTTGAGTGTGGAATATCGTTTCTGATGTGTCTTTACATTATAAATATCCTTCACAAAATATTGTTGATAAGACATGGTTAGGTGGTGAGCTGCCTCGGAAAATATGACGACAGTAATGATTTCTAAGAGATTTGAAATGCGTTGATAACAAAATCTGAAATATAGGAGTCTGTTTAGGATTGTGTGTAAATGCCTTTTCTCAAAAGTAACCGTCCAGGCGGTCACTGAATCCGATAATAAAGCGGCTTATTGCCATACCCCAGTCCTTCAACGGCATCGTCCATTTCGGGGACGATGCCTGTATTGCCAGACACACCACTTTTTTCACCGGCTCGTCTGTCGGAAACACTTACGCTTTTTGATCGCATGGCGGATCACGCTGTTTAGCGACCCGATGGCATTCGTCAGCGACAGCGACAACTCTTACCGCTGGAACGAAGTGGATAAGCGCTTCAGTGTCGACGACACGCCGAACGAGCCGAACCGCTTCGGCTGGGTGGGGGAAATCGATCCATATGGTTATTTTTCAGAAAATAATAAGAACATCTGTGCTTTATATAACCAGATAAAACCACGCAATAAGCATAAATATTAAAGGTGATAATACTTTTATTTATCACTTCGGTTATATTCAATAAACATAATAACTTTCTCTGAAATCACAGGTCCGGCCATTGCAGTTGTTTCAGACGTTGATTAGGATGCCAGTGCATTTGCAGGGATGGTTTGTGTATCCACCGGGTATAATGCGTGACATCATTAATTTCAACACTGACTGTGCGATTGTCTGTTATGCCTGCCCACAGGGTAGGCTTTTTTTCTGCATGCAGGAAAAGAATCACTGAAAAAATGGAAGCAGGTAAGAAAGAGTGCTGACCAGGATATTATTTCATCCGTTCACTGGCGAGATGATAAACGTTGCTGCGTTCACGTTTACCTACTGCGACGACCGCAATAATTAACATATCATCAATAACCTGATAAACCAGACGAAAACCTGATGCGCGAAGTTTGATTTTATAGCAGTCCTTTAATCCACGTAGTTTTGCAGAAGCTATATGAGGATTTTCACTGCATTTTTTCAGTTTTTTTGCGAACTGCTGCTGAATGGTCTTGTCCAGTCTGAGCCATTCTTTCAGTGCATCATCCCGGAATTTTACTGTATAAGTCATAAATAACTGTCCAGGTCCACATCATGCAGAGGCTGACTGCTGCGTTCAGTAACCAGTTTTACCAGCTCTTGGTCATCCAAGGCATCAAGCATTCTTTCATAGAGCTCAGCAGGGACACAGTAGAATGCTGGCTGATTCCGGTTAAGAATGGCAACAGGATACCCCTCTCCGGCACTGACAGTTGCCATCGGATTTTTTTTCAGCTCACTGACGCTTGCACTGGTGTCAGACAAAATGATACTGGGCATAACACACCTCTGAGACTATTTAACAGGTCTTCAGATTACACCCTGAAAGACTGCTTAACAAGTCTGTTTGATGTTAATGTGCGCCGTCACTCTTCAGTTGTCCTGATGCCGCGCCAGCGGCATGGAAGGCGGCACTCTGTTGTTTCATATGATACCGGAGTAAAACCGCCGAAGCCCGGCGTAAGCCGGTACTGACTGATAGATTTCACCTTACCCACCCCCGGCCCTGCTAAGCCATACCCGTTTTCAGCCATGACAGAGCCTTTGTGCGCGGTCGGAGTGGTCCCGACGAGGGTTTACCCGAAGTTGGGGCGTATCTCCGCGTTAGCGGGCCGTGAGGGCCGCTTACGAGCGTGTACTGAGGACTTCCAGCCAGAAGACTGACAGCGATGACAATGTACTTACAACATTCATAATTAAAAGCGATGTTGTTCCCGCCCTTCGGGCGGGGGCGGCGGCGCTTTTCAGTTATGAGGGGGGGTACAGTGCTGTGTTTGTGTGGTGTTTTTTATTCCTGATGTTTTTTTGTTGTGGTTTCAGAACGGTGAGATTCGGGGCCCGCGCGTTAGCGTGGGAGGTGCTCCTGTTCTTGGTACTGATGGCACTCCAGTTATGCGCGATGCCCTTAAACTGGCAGATGAAGCCACTATCACGGCACGTATGAATGCAATCCCGCACTCAAATTACCGTGCAGTCGTGTTTACCAAAGAACAATACGCCCGCATTCCGCTACGTGATGACACCGTAGATGAGCATGCACAGGATATGCTTTATGACTTCGTTGCTGCCGGGCGCGTAGCCAGCGCAATGGACTCCGACTCCCACCGCAAAGAGGCCGCGCGTCGCCGGGTCGCCAGACGCCAGAGGCGATCTGTTCGCAAAGTTGTTCAGCCAGACGCTGGTATTTTTTATTCTGGTTTCTCGTCGGTCAATGCAGGTGAGCCTCGCAGTGTATAACAGTGAATAAAATTCACAACGATTTGCAAACTGTTATGGTTAAATATGTCTGTTCTGTTTCTGCCCCTCATTGCCTCACACGCTTAGAATTGCGCTGAATCAATTTTTAATGCGGAGTCAGGCATGTTTGGTCTTGATGCGTATCACCTGGCAAGGATCCAGTTCGCCTTTACAGTTTCATTTCACATTATCTTTCCGGCGATCACCATTGGGCTTGCCAGTTATCTGGCGGTGCTGGAAGGCCTTTGGCTAAAAAGCAAAAATCCGGTCTGGCGCTCGTTGTACCACTTCTGGTCAAAAATATTCGCCGTAAATTTCGGCATGGGCGTGGTTTCCGGTCTGGTGATGGCCTATCAGTTCGGCACCAACTGGAGCGGTTTTTCGGAATTCGCAGGCAGTATTACCGGGCCGTTGCTTACCTATGAGGTGCTGACCGCTTTCTTCCTTGAAGCCGGATTCCTCGGGGTGATGCTGTTTGGCTGGAATAAAGTCGGTCCGGGTTTGCATTTCTTCTCAACCTGCATGGTGGCGCTTGGCACCCTCATTTCCACCTTCTGGATCCTGGCGTCTAACAGTTGGATGCAAACGCCGCAGGGGTTTGAGATCGTCAACGGCCAGGTTGTGCCCGTGGACTGGTTCGCCGTTATCTTCAATCCTTCGTTCCCTTATCGGCTGCTGCATATGTCCGTCGCCGCATTTCTCAGTAGCGCGCTGTTTGTCGGCGCTTCGGCAGCCTGGCATCTGCTGCGCGGCAACGCAACGCCAGCCATTCGCACGATGTTTTCCATGGCGTTGTGGATGACGCTTATTGTCGCGCCGGTGCAGGCGTTAATCGGCGATATGCATGGGCTGAACACCCTGAAACATCAGCCAGCCAAAATCGCCGCGATTGAAGGTCACTGGGAAAACCCGCCGGGTGAGCCCACGCCGCTGCTGCTGTTTGGCTGGCCGGATATGGAACAGGAACGCACCCGCTATGGACTGGCGATCCCGGCGCTGGGAAGCCTGATCCTGACGCACAGTCTGGATAAACAGGTTCCGGCGCTAAAAGAATTCGCCAAAGAGGATCGCCCTCACTCGACGATCGTGTTCTGGTCGTTTCGCATCATGGCCGGCCTGGGCATGTTAATGATCCTGCTAGGGCTCTGTGCGCTCTGGCTGCGCTACAGGCAGCGCCTCTACACCTCGCGCCCGTTCCTGCGCTTTGCGCTATGGATGGGACCCTCGGGGCTCATCGCCATTCTCGCGGGCTGGGTGACCACTGAGGTCGGACGCCAGCCGTGGGTGGTGTACGGTTTACAGCGTACTGCCGACGCGGTGTCGGCCCACGGCGATTTACATATGAGCATTTCGTTGCTCGCTTTCTTTGTTGTCTACAGCTCAGTCTTTGGCGTCGGCTACAGCTATATGATTCGCCTGATCCGCAAAGGCCCGCTGGAAGATGATTCCGCGCCGCCGCCGGGCACACCCGCCAGGCCGCTTTCCGCCGCCGTCCTCGATTCTCAACATAAGGCACATCGCTAATGGGTATTGATTTATCGGTTATCTGGTTTGTGATCATCGTTTTCGCCACGCTAATGTATATCGTGATGGATGGATTCGATTTGGGTATTGGCATTCTGTTTCCTGTCACACGAAACGCAGAGGATCGTGATGTGATGGTCAATAGCGTCGCGCCGGTGTGGGACGGTAATGAAACCTGGCTGGTGCTGGGCGGCGCGGGGCTGTTTGGGGCTTTCCCGATGGCCTATGCGGTTATTATCGATGCGCTGACCATTCCGTTGACGCTGATGCTGATCGGACTGATTTTTCGCGGCGTGGCCTTCGAGTTTCGCTTCAAGGCCACGCCAGCCCACCGCCCATTTTGGGACCATGCTTTTCTCGGCGGGTCGATTCTGGCTACCTTCGCCCAAGGGATCGTGGTTGGCGCAGTGATCAACGGTTTCCCGGTGACCGGTCGCAGCTACAGCGGCGGGCCGTTCGACTGGTTAACCCCCTTCACTCTGTTCTGTGGCGTCGGACTGGTCGTTGCCTATGCGCTCTTAGGCGCAACCTGGCTGGTGATGAAAAGCGAAAATCCGCTTCAGGATAAAATGCGCAGCGTCGCGAAAAAACTGCTGCTGGCCCTGCTGTTGTCAATTGCGATAATCAGCCTCTGGACACCGTTAGCGCATCCGGCGATCGCCGACCGTTGGTTTACGCTTCCCAACCTGGGCTATCTGCTGCCGGTTCCGGTGCTGGTGATCGCGTTCAGCGTCTGGTTATGGCGCACACTGGGTCGTCCGGAAAACCACACGTTTCCGTTTGTGCTGACGCTCGGGCTAATCTTCCTTGGTTTCAGCGGCCTGGGCATCAGTATCTGGCCGCACATTATTCCGCCTTCGGTTACCCTCTGGCAGGCAGCCGCCCCCGCCCAGAGTCAGGGGTTTATGCTGGTCGGTGCGCTGCTCATCATTCCGGTGATTTTGGTGTACACCTTCTGGAGTTACTATGTGTTTCGCGGCAAAGTGCAACATGGCGAGGGGTATCACTGATGCAACATTCTCTCTGGAAACGCCTGATGTGGCTGGTCATCCTTTGGGGCGGCAGCGTGTTGGCGCTGGCGGCGGTGGGCATGTTTTTTCGCCTGCTCATGACTGCGGCGGGGTTTAAAGCGCATTAAGCGGACACCTCGCCGGATGTCGGCTTTGGGCCAGGCGTTAACCGGCGGAAATAAATACCAACACAAAGGCCCGGTAAACGCCACCGGGCTGATGTCGCAAAGGATTAAGGTTTACGCTTCGGCAGCGTTTTCATCGGATCTTCCGGACTGACGGAACCCACCACGCTGCCCGGCAGCGGCATTTTAAGAATGTGATCTTTAATCTTGCCGATAACGTGCATTTCACACGGGCGACAGCCAAATTTCAGCGTCAGTACCTCATCACCGTTGACCAGTTGCATTGGCGTCGCTTTCCAGCTTTTGATGTTACCTTTCGCCTGTTTCGGGCAAAGATTAAAGGCAAAACGCAGGCAATGCTTGGTGATCATCACAGGCACATCGCCCTTTTCTTGATGCGCTTCATACGCCGCGTCGATCAACTGTACGCCATAACAATGGTAGAACTCACGCGCCTTCTGGTTATAGACGTTTGCCAGAAAACTCAGATGCGTCTGCGGGTAGACCGGCGCGGGATCGGAGGGGGCGGTTTGGGAAACGGAAATTATTGTACGTTAGGAGCATTTTTTAATCGATACTGATAAGTAACTGATTGATTTATCGTAATCAGCTATTGCCTTTAAGTTATTGCTTTTCTCTTATCGCATTTAGCTTATCTCATTTCCCTAAAGGTCTGCCAAAGACCGTATAGCGTTGGAGTACACCCTACCGCAATAGCGCAACCGTACAATATTGTACGTTTCCCAAACGAAGCCCAGGATCTCCGATATCCTCCGTTCAGATAAGTCAGAAATGGAGAACGCCGACGCCAATGATATGATCGAAATGCAGATGTATACCGCGAAGGATGACGGTGAACGTCTGGCAATGATGCAGGTTCAAATGGATAAGGCGAAAGCCGCGCAACGCGCTCGCCAGAAAGAACAGGCTACTATCGACCTTCAGAACTACATCAAGGCGCAGCACGCAGCTGGTGAGGATGTGGAGGTACTTACCGCTGAATTAGAGCGAAGCAAAGCGGAATTTGAAAAGACCACCGCCGAGGTAGCTAAATTCAAACAGGCGGTAATGGCCAAAGCAGCTGATAACGCAGACTGGAAGGCCCGCTGGGGGAGTGTCCATCACACAGACCGTATGTTGTTAGCACAGTATCGCGCGTCGTTGAAAAGCGCCATTCAGCGCAAGGCTAATATCTCTCAAGCCATCTCCCGCTATGAGAAATTATTGAACCGTACTCAGAAGGCCGCGACGGATATCAAACGCCTGCGCCCGCTGGTGGAGGATGCAATAAATAAAGGCATTCTGGATGTTGATCCTGACCTGGTTAACCATGCGAGTGAGTTCCTTGTTATCGGCGATCGCTCATGGCGTGTAGGCCAATACTACGATTGTGCCGGTGATATCGTTCGCATTAAGTCGCTGGACTTCGACAGCCAGCGCGCAGACGTGGAGATCATCTTTACCTTCAAAGGCACCAAATCGGGTAACTGGGATGTGAAGACGCTGGATAACAGGTGGATGTAACTCCCGATGAAGATGCTGTTATGCAGAAAATCAGTGGTGGCGTCTCCATCGCCGGGATTAACGACATCATTTCCTGTGACGATTTCTACCGTTTCCAGCAGCGCGGCATGATCAAAATCACTGACTCATACGGCGTTCAGACTACAGAGTCAGGCTATAGCATTGATTTTGTTGGTACCTATACGGACCCACTGAAGCATGCGGTTTACCCGGATCGCCGTGACGGCGCGCTGAAGTCGTCAATTGCTAAATGGGTGCTTGGTATGATGTCGGAAGGGAATAACCGCCAGGTCCGTTTGGCAGAAGTATTCCTGACTGAACTGTTTGGATCCAATTATAGCGATGTAATCGCGTCATACGGAGATACGCTATCCCCTGAAGCAATTCAGGAGAAAATAGCGGATGCGATCGCAAAAATGCCGGAGAAAACAAGTCAGGGGGCTACTCGTAACGGGGATTCTGAACTTGAGGTCACCAATGCCATTTTCGGTACCAATGAGTTCCGGGCGTCAGATTATGAGATCACCACAACACAGTTTGGTCCCATTGGCATTTACAGCAATAAAGACGAGATCAAGCAGGCAATGGACGCAGCAAGCGCGCGCATTGCAGCAGAACGGAAAGCCAATCTGAATCATGCAGTCGCCGCGCTGACTCAATCGTGGGTAACAGCAATCAGGGAGGCCGCCACCACAGGGAAAATCACACCGGCAATTGCGGATGTCGTAAACGACGGCTCTAAATTTATGGATGCCTATCAAATGGATGCGGTGCAGTTGCCATCAGCCTATGGCCAACTCAGCTATCGCATGACCTACAACCTGGTATCAATGTTTTCCGACCTTGCCATCCTTGGGCTGGTGGCTCTTAACGATGTTACGCCGGAATTGCTCAGCATGCGCAAGAATCATGTGGAGATATTGCAGAGAATTAACACGGTTCTTGCCGGGCGCACCGATGAAGAGAAACAGGCCGACGCTGATCGGATAAACCTGGCCCTTGGCAACATCACGGAGGAAGAAATTGCCGCCAGAAACGAGAAACAAGAAGAGTTATCATCAATACAGGGTGATGCCACCAGCATAGCTCAGTCTCTTGGTCTGAATTATCGCGTATCCACCGCCGACCTGAAGATGATGTACGCACCAAAATTCGCCGCTGGCGAGGTATTTGGGCTTCAGGAGGCGTCCGGCATGAAAGGCATTCTTTTCCGTGCGAAAGACGCAATCAAGGCGAAATTCGGCGCTCGCTGGCTGCCAGCGAAGGCAAAGAACAGCGATTTCCCGGGTAACTGGTGGATTATCGAGACAAAACACAACGTGGCGGACGTTCTGGCCGTCATCCAACAATACGCATAACAGGAGCGCCCGGTTCGCCGGGCGTCGCATAATATGGCCACACTATCTGATACAATAAAACCGAATAAAACATATCTTGAAGCGGTACTCCGTACAGCGTTGTTAGGAAAGACAGAAGACGAATACGTTGATTTCTTCCTGTCAGGGCTACGCGGGCGATTACTGAAAAATCCCCGTCTGTACCGCAGCTATGGCCCATACTGGCCGGAAATTAAAAAATTATTACTGGAGCGCGGTTATGGTAATTTCGGTCGTCTCGTTGACCGTGACGTTCGCAAAATTTACCGTTATGACCGCCCGGCGCTAACACTCATAGCCGCGACGCTCTACAGCCAGGAGCGTTTTGATAATGGTCAGATATACTCAGCCTAGCATTTACTGCCAGTGCCTGAAGAAGTTGACGACCAGGACTATGAGTTTGAGTCTTACGATTTGGAAGTTGAAGCCTTGGCACAGGCTGGAGAGAAAACTTGAAAAAGCGATACTACACAGTAAAGCATGGGACGCTACGAGCATTACAAGAGTTTGCTGACAAGCATAACGTTGAGGTGCGCAGGGAAGGGGGAAGTAAAGCTCTGCGCATGTACCGCCCGGACGGGAAATGGCGGACGGTCGTCGATTTCAAAACTAACAGTGTTCCCCAAGGTGTCCGCGATCGGGCATTCGAAGAATGGGAGCAGATCATCATAGATAACGCATTGCTTCTGAATGCTGATTAATAATCATTTAAAGCCCATATGATATGGGCTTAAACAACAGGATCGACATACAGTGTTAGTTAAATATATAGGCGAGAGTTATATGGATAAACCTTGGCCGGGCATGCACATTAGAACATCTTGTCTGGAGGATGGTTTCTTTAGAGCAACGCAACCAAAGTATCTTAATGATCCGTCGAGTGAGTCGCGACTTCTTCCATTTTTTAATAAATTTTCACCAGCCGATTACGCATGGGCTAGAAATGAATTTAAGAAAATGCAACGAGATCCATCTTATGTCCCATCTATACAAGAGTTAGAGTATTATTTAAAACCTTGCGGGAAACGATACGGAGAGGATTTTCCACACTTGTTAATCAATGAAGGTTTTACCTCAATGGATTCATATGATGAATCTAAACTCCAAGAAATAGTAACGTACCTTAACGATTATTTAGTAGAAGCCGTAAGCTGTCATCTTGGTGTGTTCTCTCTATCAAAAAGTGATTGCAATCTACACATGTGGACTCATTATGCATCGATAGGAAAGGGGTTTGCTGTAGTTTTCGATGAAACACACGATTTTTTCAAAATATATCGGCCGTGTGATGTTAGTTATAATCCAGAAGATAGAGCATCTGTAACCTATTATAAAGGCGCTGTGCGATTTAATGGCTATCCTGCGCCATCGAGGAATATAGATATAAAGAATAAAGATAATACATTGCATGGGATCTTAAATCGAGATTCAGTTCGCGAGCTTTTTATTAATAGGCTTCTTTATACAAAAGGTGAAGAGTGGCTTCCTGAAAATGAAAGTAGAATTATTTTTCCATTGGCTGATTGCGAGAGAAAAATAGGAAGCATTGTCTCTCCATCGATTGATGACTGCCTATTAAATGAGTATCCTGATGTTTTTCATGACTATCATGAAATTAACTTAAAGAAAATTCCTTTTTCTGCATTCAAGCAAATTACCTTAGGGTATAACATGACTGAAAAAGATAAAAATATAATTTTAGATAAAGTTAGTTCGAATAAAGAATTGTCTCACGTCAACGTATTACATTCAAAACTTGATATATACGGAAAGGTTGTGGTTAAGCCCATGTAATAATACGCTTATGTCTACACTTCATGATAAATACCTTCCTTAACTTAGGAAGGTTAGTTGTAGGTTTACGCAGAAAGTAACAAATAACCTTCGTAGGTTATAGAATATTATTCTTTCCGGTGAGTATTCCTTGAGGAACTCTAGCGCATCCCATAATTTGAGTTTTCTTGATGATGTTTATATATGACGCTATCAGCGATGAGTCATCACGACTATCCACTTCACAAGCCATTGCCCTGATGTAGTCGGCGCTGGCAACGTTGTTGTATTCCGTCGCAAAGCAACAGAGTAACGTCAGAACATGCTCTGTCGTTATTTCGCTCCAATTGATGTTGAAAAATTCATCGCCTTTTTTATCGTGTTCGGAATCGAAGATGCTTTGGTGGAGGATGTATTTGCCGGATTCCTTGCGCGGTAACTTGATTGCTTTCTGGCGTTCCAGCTCCTTATAAATCTGCATTGCCTCAATTAGTACCGGCCTGCCGTTCATGAAGGGATCGCGCAACCTTACACGCTGGCCAACTCGACCAGTAATAAAGCTGTTTTCCTCTTCCACCAGCACGATAAAACCCTTTTCCTCTTTTTCTCGCAATTCGCGCAGCAGCTGGAGTTCCATGTCGCGGCGGCGTTCAGGGTAGCTGGTCCGCTCAGCCATTATCAGCTCGTTATTGATCCATGCAGCAGTCATTGACGCCGGTTTGCCGACGCTCATCGAAACAACGCATATTTTCTTATCCATAGCGCCCCTACAAAAAAGAAAAGCCACCAGCGGCGGCTTAGCAATACAACTGAAGGTAGCGCCCGGTACTCAGACTGTGCCGTCCATGGAATATTTGAAAAGGGATCCATCCGTACCGGGCGTGTGATGATTCTGACTGAAGTCACTTGTCAGTTGTCAATCATTTATCATTAAAAATAATATATTTATTAGTGCATGATGTTTGCCATCTCATAGGCGTCAGCCAGTAACTCCATCTCTGACTTGTTCAGCAGGGTGAATTCTTTCTTGCCTCCAACCACACCATCGGCATGAACAGGGACCAGCCAGGGGTATTTTGCTCTTACTTCAGCCGGTGCTGCATGCTGGTGGTGCCATCTACAAAGTGGCAATTGCTTTTTATGACAACCCGGCGCGGTACGACCAGCGATATGGTGCAGAGACACCTCATTAGATATTACTCCATGCATATAGCAGGCAATGCAGGGGAGAGCGCCAAGAGCATTGGCGATGCGCCGTTCCTCCGCCGTTGGTGTTCTCCCCTTCAAGCCACGAGATTTTATTTTTACAGCGCTTTTCCGCGTTTTGCTGGCTGGTGGGCGCTCTTTCTGTTTAGCGATACGGCGGTCGATAGTATCTCGCATTTTCTGATATTGAGATTCTCGCCAGACCGGATCAGCCAACTTCTCCCGTTGCCGAGCGATCGCTCGTTCTCTGGCTGCCTTCTGCCACTTGCGGCACTGTTCAATTTTTTGTTCGATTGTTTTCATATGGTCAAAAAAAGGCGGCCTAATGGCCGCCTATGATGTCAAGGAGTTAAGTAATGGCACGTCTTCGTAGTTGACAAAAACTGCGGCTCAATTATAGCAATCAATTAGAGCAATGGTAGATATTTTGTTTATCGCGAATCACATTTTTTCACTTCAGTACCTGTGTGCTATACTCCTTCTTGATTGATTGGATGCGGAATACAAACCCGCTCTTTTGTGCAGCCTGGCTCCTTGCCAGGCTTTTTTTTATTTCATCATGGAAGCTGTTAACGCTTTGGACCTTGCTGAACTGATTGTGAGGGCTTTGTTAACGAGCCCCAGAAATTCGACAAACTCAGACATCACTTTACCAAGACCGCGCCGTGCTTCTTCCTCGGTGGCATTCATTACGAAATGTTCAGCACTACGCATACTTTTGACAGGAAACGCAACGGATATTGAGTCAATATCAGGCATTCTATCGCTCAGCTTTACAGTGACAATGACGGCTGGCGACTGAATATTAGTGCTTACAGACAGCACTACATATTTTCCGTCGATGTTGAAATCCTTTCTCATATGCCACCATAAATATCAAATAATTAGAGCAATTTATTATGCGTTGACGGCTAATCACCATCTTCCAGCAGGCGCACCATTGCCCCCGTTTCACTATCCAGATTACGGATATAGTTCATGACAATATTTACGTTGGTCCAGCCACCAGCTTGCATGATCTCCGGTATTGAAACTCCGGCGCGGGCCATATCTCGCGCGGCTCCGACACGGGCACTGTGTCCAGACCAGGCCAGGTACCTCTGACCAGAGTCATCCTTAGCCCCGTAAATCAATCGGTGAGTTGCTTCAAAAATCCCTTCCAGGGCGCGAGTTGATAGCTGGCTGGTGGATGATGGCGAGGCAACACCATTTTTTCTGACCCGGCAAAACAAGTAGTTATTCGGATCATCAGCCACACCAGAGACAGAAATCCATCGCTCGACCAGTTTAGTTACCCCCAGGCTAAGTGCCTTCTCTACACCTGCGGTGCTAACCAGCGTTTTCGTTCTGCCAATATGGATTAACATTCTCCCACCGTCAGTACGTGAAATATCTTTAACCCTGATCCTGGCAATTTCGGCTATACGTAACAGGGTGTTATAAGCAATCCCCAGAAATGCCAGATTACGTATATCCTGGCAGCGATCGCTATTTTCCATGAGTGAACGAACCTGGTCGAAATCAGTGCGTTCGAACGCTAGTGCCTGTTTTGCACGTTCACCGGCATCAACGTTTTCTTTTCGGATCCGCCGCATGACCAGTGAAACAGCGTTGCTGTCACTTGGTCGTGGCAGCCCGGACCGACGATGAAGCATGTTTAGCTGGCCCAAATGTTGCTGGATAGTTTTTACTGCCAGACCGCGCGCCTGAAGATATAGAAGATAATCGCGAACATCTTCAGGTTCTGCGGGAAACCATTTCCGGTTATTCAACTTGCACCATGCCGCCCACGACCGGCAAACGGACAGAAGCATTTTCCAGGTATGCTCAGAAAACGCCTGGCGATCCCTGAACATGTCCATCAGATTCTTGCGAACCTCATCACTCGTTGCATCGACCGGTAATGCAGGCAAATTTTGGTGTACGGTCAGTAAATTGGACATTTAACACTCAGATAATGGTTTTAAGTAAAGTGTACAGGATCGGCTCTGCCTTTACCTGTTTATGGTTCTCGTCATAGAAACGCCAGCGACCGCGCGTGCGTTCTATTTTCTCTTCACCGCGCGATAATGACAGTTGACAACTATCACAATCAAACCCTTTTGCCCGCCAGTAACCACGGTTTTTCTCAAGCTCAATATGAGTGGACACTTTAGCAGCTGAATATCCCATTTTTCACCTCTGATTGATTGGTGGTGCTAAGTGCGCTACGCGAAATCTGGAGCACTAACACTGCCAACATTTCGCAGATTTTACGTAGCGCAACCTTGATCAAATGATCACTATTTGACCTGATAAGGTATTGAACTGTATGGATTTACAGGTAAATTGATCATGTTCAATAACCCTTAAGATAACTTCGTATAATGTATGCTATACGAAGTTATTAGGTCTGAAGAGGAGTTTACGTCCAGCTGCGCATAAAAATCAAGAATTATTAGAGCAATAAATTTTGAGAGAAAAATCCCACTCCACCAGCCAAAAACTGGATTGTTTTTCATAGTTGTTTGACAATTGCTCTAATAAATCATAGTTTTGCCGCCGTTTCGTAATACGACTTTGGATTCACTATTTAATGTGTCTTCAGCGTTGTAGAGCGGCTCAGAAGGAAATGAGCAAACAGGGAAACCTTATACAACGGCATTACAGCTATGCATTGCTCATCTTACACACAGCGCAATGTTGTTAGATTACCCCAGCATGGATCATGGGTGAAACAGTAGGTCAGAGCTTCAGGCTCTGTGTTGTCAATACAGTGAGGCATAATTATGGCTTTCATTCCACCAACCATCGACGACGTTAGACATTGCTCTAACGCTTTATCTGTAGACCCCGCCGAAACCGACGCTGCCCGCGCCATTGCTGAACACTACTCAAAGATATCCAATCAGGAGTACCGCATCACCCAAGACGACCTGGATGATCTCACTGACACAATCGAATATCTCATGGCCACTAACCAGCCAGACTCACAATAAATGCACTAATAAATCTATTATTTTCGTTGGATCCTTCTATAATGGTGGCCAACAACTCCCAGTGTAATCCGCTGTGAGTTGTTGGCCATGTCAATTCTGGAGGAGGATCAATGATAAATTATGTCTACGGCGAACAACTGTACCAGGAGTTCGTCAGCTTCAGGGATCTCTTTCTAAAAAAAGCTGTTGCACGCGCCCAACACGTTGATGCCGCCAGCGACGGTCGTCCTGTACGCCCGGTTGTCGTTCTGCCGTTCAAAGAAACTGACAGCATTCAGGCTGAAATTGATAAATGGACTTTAATGGCGCGGGAACTGGAACAGTACCCAGACCTCAATATCCCAAAGACTATTTTATATCCAGTGCCTAACATCCTTCGCGGTGTGCGTAAGGTTACGACTTATCAGACAGAAGCTGTGAACAGCGTCAACATGACCGCTGGCCGCATTATTCATCTGATTGATAAGGACATTCGCATCCAGAAAAGCGCAGGGATCAATGAGCACAGTGCGAAATACATAGAGAACCTGGAAGCAACAAAAGAGCTAATGAAGCAGTACCCGGAGGATGAAAAATTCCGTATGCGCGTACACGGCTTTAGCGAGACAATGCTGCGCGTCCATTACATTTCCAGTAGCCCTAACTACAATGATGGTAAATCAGTTAGTTACCATGTGCCGCTATGTGGTGTGTTTATCTGCGATGAAACTCTCCGTGATGGAATTATCATCAACGGTGAATTCGAGAAAGCAAAATTTAGCCTTTATGACTCTATAGAACCGATCATCTGCGACCGCTGGCCGCAGGCAAAAATATATCGCCTGGCAGATATTGAAAATGTAAAAAAACAAATTGCCATCACTCGCGAAGAGAAAAAGGTCAAATCAGCCGCATCAGTTACGCGCAGCCGTAAAACTAAGAAGGGGCAGCCAGTAAACGACAACCCCGAAAGCGCGCAATAGTTTCCATCCGGCATGGTCAATGAGTTATTCATTAAGCCATGCCAGAGCTTCATCAACCTGCGCTTCGTCTTCGACGCTAAGCACTTCATCCTGGGGAACATAATCCGCCAGCATAGCGAAACAATATGTATCCCAATGGTCTGGTGAGTGCAGGTTGAGTTTTTTCTTCATATCCTCCTTACTCATCACCTTCCATTGACCTGCGGAGTTAATCCCTACAGGGATTTTCGACGCTTCCTCAATAGTTTCATTACCCTTATCCAGTCTCATACGACCAGATTTTACGGCCTCTGCGGCTTGAACGTTGGCATAAGCACGTTTATCAAAGTACAGGCTCTTATCTTCACGGCTATGCATCTTTTTACCCCAGCGTATACGCTGTACGGTAATACCATAATACTCGTACATCAGATCCGCCGTTGCTTTACCCAGGCCATCGCCGTCTATCGCTATGGTGATATTTGGGAATCGCTCAGGATTACATTCTGAGAAAATTTTGGCGGCAAGCTGCGTTTCTGTAACGTCTGTGTATTCCAGCATTCGATAGTTGATTACACGGCGTTTATTTCGCTGGCCGGACACCATCATGATATTGATAACGGACTTATCCCGTCCCGTACCACCAGCAACGTCCACACATGCAAGCCAGCCCCATCCTTTGGCAATCTTGACTTTCCGCCGCGTCGCACGTTCAACCTCATCACGTCCAAGAAGGAAGCCATCCTGTGATTTAGGGAATAGTCCGCGTACCTTAATCATGTACATAGGGTTATCACGCCCGCCGTACTCCGCCAGCTTCATTTTGATAAATGCTGGCGTTACCAGCGGTGATTCCTCACTGTTAAGCGCAGATAAACATCGCGCTTATCGACATCCAGATGCGGGTATTCCTTTTCAAGAATTGCTGCGAGTTCTTTCGCTGATAGAAGAGATTTAGTGCGGATCATGTAATCCGCAATCTCGTACGATGTTATTCGTGAGTGATTTATTTCCATGAAGTGGCGTCCCTGCCAGTTAAGTAACATCCTGTCACCTACTGATTAGCCCATGTCAACTAATCAACGTGGAATATAATACACTCGATTAAAGAAATAGCAATACATTAGAGCAATTTTATATAACGCTCGACGAGTGACTTGTGATAGCGCCGACTCCAAGCGCGTAATCAAAGAACAATCGTTGATGCATCGCCAGCCTACCGTGCGTCTTCTCCCAATTATCGCGGTCACGCTCAATATCACGCTGGCATGACTGGCACAGAGGAATTGGGTAAATGTCATGCGCGCATAATCGACTATGACGAACGATATAAGGCGTAATGTGAGCGCCAGCTCCCGCCGCTCCACACCCACAGCATGGACGGGAAGCAACAAAGTCCATGTACTCAGGTAATTTTAGCGATTGCAGTTTTGGTATTTTGAAATGCGCCATGCCAGGGTCAGAGTCAACATCCACAGGGCATACTTTTGCACGCATCGGCGCGGCGCGTTCTTCCATCATCTGAACATATGCTGTAGCGCGATCGTCATACGGGCGAATATCCGCCTCTTTCAGAGGTCCGCTATCCTGCGTTGCGGCTTTCATCTTATTTATTGATATACGGCAAACTTCTTCCGGCATCAGGTGCATCATGTTGCGCATGAAAGCCCACCAGCACAGTTCCTGAATACTTAAATCATGGCCATCTGAAAGCCCCATTTCCTGACGGGCGACATCCAGTATCCAGTTAACGCGATTATTATGCAGCGTTTCTTTCAGCTCATTAAAACCACGCATCCGGTAATGGTTATCGTGATGCCAGCACAACAACACCGCGCTATTGTCTCGTTCTGCGTGGACAATATGGTTGTCACACCAGCTACGATCTGCGGCCTGGCATTGCCCCTCTTTCCTGCGCAACCACGCCACCAGCGCGTCAATTCCACCAATACGGCGAAACAGTTCATCGCTGTTAAAAAACGGCTGCAACGCCTCATTTGTTGCCATAGTTTGCTCGGAAACAACGAGGCCGTCGTCCATGTGCTCGATTAACTCACGCGGCACCGGCTCCATAATAAATTTACGGCCAGCCTCCACCAGCTTTCTGACTTCCTGATCCACTTTGAATGTGGCGACGCCAAGCTCTTTTTGTACAAAGGGAGTAATTACGGCTTTCACATCACACCTTTCATCACTGATTGGGCTTTATCTGCTGCCCGGCATTCTCTGTTTAAGCACAACCATTTCCTGACGGCATAACACAGCAATAGCAGTCCTGGCTCCAATTTGCTTACCAACCAGGTATTGCTTTACCTCGCGGCGACTCACGCCATCAAGAAGCATCTTTAACGCTTCACGGGACAATTTGTTGTATTTGCGTGCCATTAATCTACTCCGCAGAACCATACAATCTACGTAACGTGTCGGCGACAGAAGATACAGATATCTCGCCAGTCGCAGCCCCTACAGTAAGGTCTGCCAGTTCAGGTGAATCAAATACCTGCACCCCGTTACGGCGTAGAAATAGCAGCGCGCTGTTTAGCGCGGTACGCTTATTGGCATCATTGAATATATGCCCTCTCGCTGTAGCCACCAGGTAGGTGGCGGAGACTTCGAAAAGGTCGGTGATATCTTCGTAGGCAACTCTGGCCTGAACTCTCCCGATAATGGCCTCTGCCCTACCCGGATCTGACATTCCCGGCAGGCCGCCGTAGCGGCTTATATTCGCATCATGAAGCGCAATAAGTTCTTCCGGTGATATATGCCTCATTATCGGTTAACCAGTTCCTTGTTGGTGGAGTCCAGGGTGTCAAACAGGGATGCAAATTCAGCATCCAGCGCCGCTTTTTTGTAGGCTTCGAAAGTAGCCTTGCTGACAATTACTGCTGGCTCACGGCCTCTGCGGGTGATTTCAACCTCTTCCCCGGCTTCAACATTGTTGAGCACTTCAGAAAGGTTGCCGCGCGCGGTACGGAAGTTAATGGATTGCATAAACACCTCGTGTACTCGTTATGTGTACACAATTATAAACCTCACAGGCATAAAGCACCAGCCCTTTGCAGCTTAAATAACCGGACAATCATCAAACTCCCCACTTCGGGCATCATTGATGACATGAGTGATCACACCAAAAACAGCATTACTGCCCGTGTATCCATCGTCATCTACTGGTAACGCCTCTTTCTTCCCGGTGCTTAAATCCTCCAGGTGCTGGCGCGGATACTTCCTGTATCTCTTTATGCGATATTCACCCTCCATAGCGCACACAAGCAGCGAACCATCAACTGGAGTAAGCGAAGAATCAACCACCAGCAAAGCACCCTGCAATATTCCCTCACGGTGATGGCTATCAGCTGCCCGCATGAAGTAGGTTGCTGATGGATGCCTAATTATCTGCTGATCAAGAGAAATTCGGTTTTCAACATAATCCGCCACAGGAGAAGGGAAACCCATAGCGTTTTACCTCAAAAATACTGTTTATCTGCACAGTATACATTAAAGAAGCACCTTTGGTGCAAACACGTTATGTACATCAACCACCGCTGATGATTTTTGTGCGCTTTGCTACTATTCATCACCGCGGGATCAGCGTAACCTCGTTGCCAATCAGTTAATAAGGAATTAGCTATGCCTAATCGCATTCCTCTCGATCCTGTATTGCCCAAAAATTTTGACTGCACTCCTAACGAGAAACGCTCTAAAGCTCAGCTGGACGCCTGGTGGGACCATCCATATGGGGTTACACAACCTGACGGGAAAATTGTAGTTTATTGTCTGAATGGTGGGGCGTGGGACCGTCCATCCGTGCTTTGTTTGGCAGATAACTATGATGAAGCCTGTGAACTTGCCGAAAGACAGCAGGCAAGCTGGGTAAAAACACGGTCTGAACCGACATTCATGTTTTCAAAAGAACCGCCATTTATACTGGCGAGGATGCCGCAGCGACCGGATCATCAACAAGAAATTGTTGCTGAATTTTCCTCAAGGGATGAGATGAATCTCTTCTCATTAAAGCAGGAAGAAAGGGATCGCGTCGAAGTGTCTCCAACTCTCGACCACAACCGGATGAACCTGGCCCAGCTCGCCTGGTACAGCAAAGAATTAGAGATGTCTATTTCCCGGCTTGAAAACGAAAAAGCCGCTATCCAAATCCAGCACGAAGTAGTTCTGAACCGGATTAGAGAAATGCAAAACGATAACAGGGGATTTTGAATGGCTAAAATCGAGTACAATCGCGATCGCGGTAATTACCTGGAAATATACGATCATGAATCTCTTAACGATATCAACGATGCGTTATATGAATACTGTGAAAAAACGAGCATCACAGATGCACCTGATGCATTTGTCGAGCTGCCGGTATATCTCCGCGACATCTATGCAATACGAACACCGCCCGTATCGGTGATTCACATTGGCTATGTCCGCCTGTCCATCGAAGAAGATGAAGATCGTTATATCGTGCGCCACTATACATTGGACAGAAAAGAACTTCCTAATGAATGGAACATGAGTAATTTCTACAACGGTGAATATGGCTTAAAATCCGCTAATAATTTACGGTCATAATCTATACAGGCATGTATAACAACAACGAGCCTATTAGCTGTCAACAACGTTATTTTCTCAAATAAGAAAAAGCAGAAAACAAATTGTTTAAGGTCACAAATTGTGGCCTCAAAGGGGAGAGATGCTTATTGGCTATGGCTAAAAATCAAATTAGACACTTCATGTTGCTGTAGCTCATCAAGATCCGAGGCCACAAAACCTTTTCCGAAAAACTTCACAAGTAACTCACTAGCCGCATCATTGTCACCTATTACACGAAAGTCATACGGCAACGTCGCAAGTTGACGATGTAATCCTGCTGAGAAAGTCGAATCTAACAGCGCCCAGAATTCCCACCGCAGGATAATACTCGCCTCTTAATACTGTATATATGTTGTTACGATATGTTTTTCTGTCTCTAAAAAAAGATGTTAATAGAATGCTAACCATTGAAGGGGATAAAAATATACAATTCCAACAAACGTTATTTTTAACAATTTTTTTCTTTGCGTTGACTTTCCCGGACACCTTGTCTGACCGAAGGTGCGCGAAAGCCACTTTTTCCTTCCTGAGTTATCCACAAAGTTATGCACTTGCAAGAGGGCCATTTTCTACATATTGTGGTGGCTAACAGATAAAATGAATGTATGTAGATTAATTGAAGATAAGGAGAAAATTTGAGATGCAATCATGACGTTAATAGATAGGGTCTGCATTACAGACCCCACCCGCATCAAGGAATTAGCCGTTCCCTGATGTTTTTCCGAAAACATGTGCCGTAAGCTCACGTTAACGACTTTCATTCACCGAATCCAACTATATAGGGGTTGGGTTTCTACGTCAACGTGAGCAAGTGCACCTTTACATTTGACAAGGAACCACCTGAATGAACGCTTTTTTTCAGTTCCTGAGTGCATTTTTAGATGCGCCTATTATTAGCCAGATTCTGGCTATTATCCTCATCATCGTTTTGATTTTGCTTTTAAGGTCAGTAAAAAATGGAATTATGCACTGGCTTACTTAATGTTTCAGTGAAACATTAAAATCTCCTTGATGTGGAAACAATCATTTTCTGTATGTGCTGGTGGGCGCCTGTAGTTCAGCTTTCGTTGGCATTTAACTTCGTCTTTGCTTTCTCCACCAGCAACTTCCAGATGCCTATTTCATTAGCAGCCGCCTTGATGGCGGCATAAAAAGCATCTTGCTGATCGTAACGCTGGATCTGTTTTTTCAGTTTTGCCTCCACCAATTTAATTTCATTACGTGCTTTCTGAAGCCGCATCACCGCCCGGTTACGTCTGTTCTTGTATAGCGTGTTAATCTCTGACAATTGCTTTAATTTACCAGCCTGACTGCGGATTATCGCCTCCCTGGCTTCTGCCGTGCGTCTCATCTGATCTCTTAAGAGTTCACCGTTTTCGATAATTCTTTCAAGGTGTTTAATGTGATCTGCAACTCTCATACTTCACCCTCGCTTGTATCACCAGCGTCCACCAACGACAATAAAGCCCTGGCCATCTTATGAACCAACAGTGCATCAATAATGCCAAGCGTATGCCCCGGCTTAATGTTTAATGCTGCCTCAAGATGACACCTTTCCAGACCGCTTTTCTCAGCTTGTTTATGATGATATGGCGTAATAACGTCGCCCAAAACACGGCTAATTCTTTCTCGTAATTGCTGGGTGCCAGCACACTTGATCGCTGTATCGTGGAGACGGTTAACCAGTTCGCGATAAACATGCGGCTTAATGCGGATACGTTCACCGGTGACGCCCTTTCCTGGCGCTGGCACCGAACTATCCGGAATATCCGGATAGTTGCCAGCCTCGTAAGCTACCCGCAGCCAGTGCATGAATGTTTCAGTGGACACACAACCACAGTCCACATCGATTTTTCCGCGTTGCTGTTCCAGCCACTGCTCAAAATTCAATCTACACGTATTACTTTCATGTTGCTCTTTTTGTCTTAAGGCCAGCACCTGTTGGGCCAGTTCCAGAACGATACCGGGTGACGCTAACCTCTCAAATTCCAATAAATAGTTTGCGTCAGGATGACAAGTAGCCTCGCCTGCAAAAAATACCAATTGCTGTAAGTATGCTGTCGTTAGAGTAGTCATTTCTTTTTGCGCCATTTCTTTTCACATTCCTTAGTCCATTTTTCAATGTTCATTTTGGCAATATCAGTCATTCCATCACCTAAGAAATACTTTTTCCGGTACGTCTTGCACTTAAACCACACTACAACAGCCACCAGCCAGAAAATAAAAGGCCATACAGCAATACCAACTCCAGCCGCGATAAAGCCCAATAGCCATAAATGAAGCTCTCCAACTTCTGTTTGCGGCAATATTCTTAAAGAATTAAACAGCAGACTGAAGGAATGGTCGTATGCATTGGCGGTATAAGACATGCAATCCATATAATTAAAGTCATAGCCTGCGGCTGCCGTCCATAATGGGCGGTCAAGATAATGTTTTAGTGTCATCATATAAATTTAAGGTTCAGACCAGTTATCTTCAATAGCAATGCTTAATCTTTGTAGCCATTCTGCTAATTTCAGCATTGCTTCTCTTTCGCTTAAACCACGAGGAAAATCATCAAGCGAAATTGTTGGCTTGAAGCCCCCGTAATTATCCATTTCAACAGTCAGATTTTGCTCCAGCACGGTATTCCTTACGCGGCTATTGTGCCGAAGCAAATATACTGAACGTGATTTGTTGGTTTTATGGTCAAACTGATATTCGGTAAGTATCATCTGGCTTTTGCCATGACTATTACCTCTCCACATACTTACCTCACTTAATAAAACAACTCCATACGTAGTTGATGATTTTTTCCCACGTAATATAAATATGCACTCCAGCAGAAAAACCAAAACCTACAATTACTGAAAAAATCAAAACATTTACTTTTGACATTATAAATTTTCTCTTGGTGTCGTAGGTGATAGCACCATAATTGATAATTTAGTGAGTTAGCAGTTCCATTTTTTGGATGATTTCCGCATGAGCATCATCGTTATCAACACTTAACTCGTTTAATGCCTCTCGCACCACATCAACTTCTTCTGGTTGGAAGAAATCATCTCGGTAGTCACCAAATAGAACCGAAACAAGCCTGCCACCAGCAACATCAAGATTGGCGCTAACAGGTGGCTCTTTACCATCCTCAAATTCGACTACAAAAGTTATTTTTCCCATCGTTACCACCAGCGACAAATTGAATACAAACCCAGTGCTGCCGCCATCACAATTCCTACCGTGGTGAATGCTTCAGGCCAGCTCATTGATTCACCTCCTGCGGCGGTTCTGGTAGCGGCATCCAGAACAAGGCATTCCCTAACCACGATAAAGTGCCATCGCTCAACTCCACGTATTCCCCTTGCACCTGTCCTGCCATATACTCACCGTGCTTTGAATAAATTAAAATCCAATCATCTTGAGCGGGCATTCGCTCACTACAGCTTATCCAACTATCCGGAGTTATCGTCCCATCAATATCTACTATGACGATATACGGACGTTCCTGGTGTGCGTGTTTATTGAAAATACTCAAATGCCCTCCTCATTGGACGAAAAAAATGCTGGTGGGACGCACTCCACCAGCATTAAAAGTGACACTGTAACTATCAGCGAACGTAAATAGTGCCGCCGTTCTCTTTTTCCCATGCATCGCTACGTGCATAGCAAACATCGAGAAGTCTTCTTGCCGCTGTTTCCTCTAAACCCAATTCGACAACCAACTGCTCATGACGGCGGGTAACCACATCAAACAGGGTATGCAGCCCTTTAGCTGCCAGATCATCAATAAATTCCGGTTCGAACGGCAGCTCTGCCTCTGCCAACATAACCTCTTGCGCCCACTCAACTCGACGGACCAGTTCCGGGCGGCGGCTTTCCATCTCTTTACAGATCAATTCATGGAAGAACTCTACCCAACCTTCCGGCTGGAACTCGCGGAAAATGGCCAACGGCTGGAAGTTTGGCATCAACCATTCATTGATCCGGATATCAATGGCATAGCCCATGTCGCAGCAGAGCTGATAAGCAAAGCCCAGCTTAGAAACGATATAAGGACGCTCGTTATTGAACTCTTTAGGCGATGAGATCCCATAAGCCAGGAGGCGCGGGAAGAAGGAGATTTGCCCTAACGTCGGATGAAGTTTGCTTGCAGGGAAACGGCGCTCAGTAATGCCATACATTTCCTTCTTGAGCGTCGCAAATTTGGCATTCTCATTAACCAGCGCGGTAACCTCTGCTTTTTTATTAGCAAATGCCACACGCGCTTCGCTTGCATCTTTAATAGTTTTTTTGAGCTGTTGGTTAAGGTCGGCGACCTGCTTACGCAGTTCCTGTCGCTCGCTTTTAGCTTTGTTATAGCGTTTCTCAAGGTTAAAAGGATCAAGTTTCATGATCTCTTTATATTGAGATTTTAGCGTTGAAATCTGTGAGTTCCGCAGTTCAACCATCGCGGTCATTTCATTGAGTTTTGTTTCCAGCTCAATGCTTATACGTTCGGCATTATCAGCACGCTGGTTGGCGTCATGCGTCGCATCGTCGATCGCGTCCTGTTGCTGGCGTTTCAAATGTTCAATTTCCAGCTGAAGCTCTTCAATTTCTTTACCCTTCAGACCGAGATCCAACTGCATATTTTCAGCTGCATCTACCAGGGAGTTATGGCTATCAGCTTCTGCGTTATAAACATCAATAAGCTGTGCGTGAAGCATCTCCGCTGACTGAACCGCATTATCAAAAAAACGCGCTGTGAGGTCATCACAACTAACGCGGCGTTGCGCGGCCCGGATGTTCTGGATAATGGCCGGGATACCGGCATTCAGGACGTCAGGGATAGATACATTTTCGATTGATTGGTTTTGTGCTGAAGTGATCATTTCAAAGTTCCGTATTAGCTTGTGCTTCGGTCATTTTTCCTAAGTATGAAGGAGGAAGGACTACGCAATTTGTATCCAGTCCCTCACCTATGGCAGCCTGTAAAATTCTGGCTAAGGTGAGTCTCTTGTTGCTATACCTGGTGATGACATGCCTGATACCGCCGGTCGGCGTAACAAAGGCGATCAGCCAGTAGTGATATTTCCGTCGGAATGGCCACATAGTGCACCTTGTAGATTGCTCTAATAAAAAACGTGATGAGCGTACATCACGTTTTAAAAATATGGAATTATTAGAGCAATATTATTCTGATTCTCGCTCAAAAAATGAGCTGATAAGGGGAAGCCAATCCTCTGACACTTCGCGAGGTCGCGGTTTGCCGTGGAAAAAGATTATTCGGCAGTCTTTTGGTAATGCCCCATTCCCCCTGGAGTAACGCGCGCTCGCATATTTTGAACCAGGTTCCACAACATCGGCCTTGTAACTTACAAACCATCCTGGATACAGATCCTGAAATGCTGGTGTATCATCGCCCATAACCTTTCGTAAGAACCCCTGGTCACCCCAGCACTCAGTAGTGACACAACGAGAAATCCAACCTTCCGGATCTTGCCAGAATGAACTCCAGATATGCGCTTTAACACTATTTGGTATCCACAGGGCACCGCTGCCACGATATTGTGGATGGTAAAAATCCCTAAGCATGGTGAAGCTGGTTGGTGGATGCTCTAGGATTGGGCGTATATCACCGGCAATAACCGTGTCCAAATCCAGATAGAACAGATCATCGGTTATATCCGGTCGGAACAACTCTATTTTCGCCCACCAGCCACGGCACTTTTGCCACTGGTTGATCAATGGGACAACTTTGACGCCAGGTACATGTAAACGCTTCAGGTCTGTCAGGCAAATAATTTCATAGCCTTTTGGCAGTTGATTAACCAGCCACTGCACATCGGAAGCGTTATAGTCACCACCAGAGCGAAAAACTAAAGCAATCTTCATGCTGCACCATCACCTTTCACTTTCATCAATGTCAGGTTTCCGCAAAATACGGCACCAGTGTCGATATACTGCTGATTCCAGAATGTCTTCGGGCTTTTCACCGGAGTGTGACCAAAGATAAAACGATCTGCGCCCGAAATTTCGCCACCAATATCATCCATCGAATCACTGATACGCTCGCGCGCCCAGACAACGTTGAAAAGCGGCACCTCCTTACCGAATTGGTATTCATTATCCGGATAGTCGGCATGGGCTATAACGATAGTTTCTTGCCCGGTGTTCAACTCAATGATATAGGGCAGACGCTTTACCAGCTCCACCAGCGCCCAGGCTAATATTTCCTGATCAGTGTCCAGCATGAAGAACCATTGTCCGCCATTCATTAGCCAGTTATTCACGTTGCCATCTGGACTTAACGCATCAATCATCAGCCGCTCATGGTTCCCCATCACTGCCCTGAACCAGGGCATCTGCAATAGTTCCAGACATTCGACATTTTCAGTACCGCGATCGATAAGGTCGCCGACCGATATCAGTAAATCCTGCGCCGGGTCAAAATCCACACGATGGAGTTCGGACATCAGTCTGGTGTAGCAACCATGCAGATCACCAACAACCCAGACATTCCTGTATTTGGTACCGTCGATACGGTGATAAATTGTGGGTGCCATCATGTATTCTTCAGCCATTCTTTAAGAGTCATCTGCGGAATACCTCCCATTTTCCCGCATGAAACAACGTCAATCTGTTCACGCGCAGACTGGAATAACAAAGGTAGGTGACTTAGATTTTTTGGCGTGCCGCCGGAGTGAACTCGTGGTTCTTGCGTAGCGTCAACGCCCACCAGGGCTACATGTTTGAATCCGATATGGAAAGCCAGGTTCAGAGCACCATATGCACTATTGCCGCTGGCAATTTCATTCTCATCTTCGCAAAGGCCGAAATGTCCGGACCAGCGCCACGCCCACCACTCGGGAGAATTCGTATTTTTTGGCTCCATGCCACGTTCAGCCACACGACGGAAGCACAGAACGCCGTCTCTGACTTCACGTTCTTTAACATCGGGTAGTGCCATGCAATAACAAACCCCACGGCGACGGCGGCCACGACCAACGCGCCGCATATTGTCTGGCGGTGGATCAAGTGTGAAAAAATAAGAAGCGCGGTTCAGCCAGTCGATGGCCCCATTGACCGCTATAATCGGCACTCCGCGCGGCGCAACAAAGTTTGCGGCGCTTGGGCCACTGCCGACGATAATAACGCGATCACTGCCTCTAAATTTATTCTTGGGAAACATTGAATTGCACTGCTCCTACTTGCATTCAAAATATGTAAATCTGCGTGTTTTTTGCGGGTATCCAGGAACTGCTGTTGCCATTTTGAAATAGACACCTGCGTTGGATTCCGTAGGACTTGAGGGTGCGCGCCATGCCAATGAAGGCCGTTTTGCAGAGAACAGTCATAGCCGACTAATACAACTACTTCAGCCCCTGATTCAGCCGCCAGACTGATAGCCTGCGCGCCGCTATTAACCCCTTCAGCCGGTCCACAATATCGCCTGTACTCCAACGAAAATGATTTCGCCGCCGCCAGGTTGGCTGTCACTTTGCGGAATCTCCCTCCCGGTATGGTGGATCCGTATTGCTTCCACCATGACAAATCACCGGCGTATAAGGCATAAATGTCATCGAACATCTGCCAGGAATTGTTAACCGCGATGATTGAACAGCCAGTTTTTTCTATAGCAGCACAGTCCTCACGAGTGAGTGACGGACCGCTACCGACACAAAAAACAGTCCTAGTCGCCCTGGGTGGTATGTTCATTCTCAGCTGCAAATTCAGCCTCCAGGCGAGCATTCATTTCAGCGATTACCGGGTCCACTACAGCATCTGCTTCCTGTTCATTACGCGGCATGACCGATGCCAGCGATTCATAATTAGCCTTGGATGACACGATTATTCTCCCGATGTTAATGTGCGCTACATCAAAGAGCACACATGCACTAATTAATTTATTATTTCACGCAGCGTACAACCACTTGTCACCGTTCAATACATGCTCAATAGCCTCACCCTTTTTAAGGCTCATGTATTCCAGGATGGCGGTTATCGCTTGTTCTGCACCATACGCAAGAACGACGTAGTAACCTTCCTCTCTAAGCCTGTGCATCCAGGCGATCTGCTCTTTCGTCGGGGCTTTACCATTTGGTTCTTTAAGCTCAATTCGCATGCCGTGATAAATACCGCATGCTTTATCGAGACTCATGTCCGGATAAAGCCATTTCCATGCATAGCGATCACTTCGGAATTATCACCAAATGGCGATACAAAACCGAACTTGGCCATATCCTGGCTACCGCATGGCGTGAATAGGATCATTTTATTTTTATCTTCTAAGTCGGTCAGATCCGCCTCACAAGAAACTTTATAAATAGAAATGTTTTTCCAGTGCTTAAACATGTTGTAACCCTTGAATATCAACCACAGAAAGCTCGTCTTTGTAGAAAAAGGCCAGGTTGTAGCACCCCCTCGTTTGAGCGTATGAGCTGGGACCAATTTCGTTCTTCCAGACAAATGGCTTCAAATCCGTACGGCGAAGCATAAAAACGTGATTTGTTCCGCTCTGATTCCCAATGAGGCAAAAGCCTTCTTTCACCTTGATAGCCTGCAAGTTGTCGAGTTCACCGCTGGTTACACGGCTATCGAACTCCTTGCGGCTTATTAGCTCCATCTGCATCTGACGACTCCAAACAAATGCCCATTGAAGGGCGATGGCTGAATGGTACCGAAAACACGACATAAAAAACAATATTTATTAGAGCAATTTTGCAATAAGTAAACGCCATGCAGACCACAAATAACCTAAGTTAAAATAACGAAAATCAGAGCAAATCATTGGTGATGACGTGGCAAGTATTGCAACAAAAGACAGCATTTGTTCGGGGCACGGAGGATTCCCATCCAGGCCTCCCGTAGAGAGCGAACCACTACTTAAAGTCAACGGAGTCGAAGTGTTAGTTGATGGTAAGCAATATGCACAGCATACCGATGGGAACAGCACGCACGGCGGGCAAGCTATATCAACCAGGGCATGGTTTACCGTCAACGGGAAAGGGATCGTATGCGTTGGTGATCCTGTTTTATGCGGCTCTACCGTTGCAGCCGGAGACGGCCTGGTTCAGGTAAGTAAGGAGATATCATGCTGGAAAAAGACTACCAGTTATCCGCATATAAAAAATTGGCCGCCGCCGGTGGGATGAAAACACCTGGTGCCATAACATCGGCACGAAACAGTGCTAACACAGCAAAACTGCTTGCAGAAGAATTGACCGGATTAATTCTGGATACAATTGTCTATCCCGACACTATTACCAGCTATGTTTCAACGATCAGAACAACCGCAACCGGTTTAACGAATATTGGAGGGCTGGCAACTCAGCACGCGGACCTGTTGGCTGGTTATGCTGATCTGTCAATGCTCCTTCAACTCGATATTGGTTGGGATGTTTACTGTCGTGCTAATGAGCGAGAAGTTTCAGAACTGCCGATCTCTATTGCCATTGGTGATGTGACTATTACTAAATCGCTTGAGGACGCTGTAAACGCGCTTAATACATCAAGTTTAGTCGCTGCTATGGGGGAGATTAACCAGACCCTTAACACTGGCTCAGGAAGCTCGTCAGGCTCTGGTTCAGGCGGCGGCACTGCCACTCCCCCACCAGCACTAACAGAAGAGCAAATTGAATCTCTGAAAGTAGCAACTGAACAGTTTGGGGTTGTTTTCAACCAGACAACAGCACCCACAACTGCGTTACAACAGCAGTATGAACGAGCGAATGAAAGCGCCAACGTAGCCATAACTGCTTATAACCATGCTATCGGTACCGCGCTTGCGGAAGCATCAGCAAATAAGGCCAGCACAGCCAGCGCAGTCGCCGCTTTGGTTCCTGATTCTGTTCTTGATGAATTAAACAAAGCGGCACGGTAACAAAGGACTTCATTGATAATTTTTCTTCAGGAGGAAGACATGTCATTCTTTTCTACGTTAAAAACAGCTTTGTCTTTGAAGGAGAAACTTGCTGCTACTGGTGTTCTTGTTCTGATTTGCGCACTTGTTGGTGCTGGGTTTGCGTGGGAACGTCATCAGCTAAAGCAAGCCATGGAGAAAATTGGCAGTCTTGATCAGGCTGTTAAGGAACGTGATAAGTCAATAATGGATCTTAACCAGACCATTGAGACGATGAACAAAGCAGAGCAACATTTTCACAGCCAGGAAGTGAAAAATGAATCAGAACAAGCCAAATATGCTGACAGGCAAATGGAACGAAAAGCTGAAGTTCAGAAACAACTGGTTGCGGCGGGTAATGTTCGCCAGCGTATTCCTGCTGACACTCAGCGGTTGCTCCGGGAGTCGATCAGCGAATTTAACGCCGACGCCGACAAAGGTTAACCACCCTGACCCAAAAAGTGCATTTATGTGCAGGATGCCAGAGTTTAGCAGTGAATATTTTGATGATCTGCCAGCGTATATCCTCGATACAGAAACGATGCTGATGGGGATTAATAGGAAGAATCGCAACGTTAATGATTACAACCGAGCTATTAGCGGTAACTAAAAGGGATTTTTATGTCTGATAAAGTAACAGTAAAGCAAACTATCAACAAAGCGACTTTAATCTACAAAATTGAGCAAATCACTGTTGGCAAGCCAGGATCTGAACAATACCGTCGTGCTTTCGAGCTTGCCGATCAGCTTGGTTTAAAACACCCGGATTGCATCGAGCATGTATTTCCGACCTATGCTGATGAGCAATGTACTCATGTCCTTACCGAAGAGGATTTTTTCAGCACTGAAGAACGAGAAGGCGTTGATCGCTGCATTGGTGTGATTTGCTCTTCAGTGAGTTATGAGTTATTCCCTAATGTCCATGAAAATGGTGGTATTGGATACCAATTCCTGTACGAAGGCGATGAGCTTAAATGTTATGAACATGGTCTTCTTATCGAAAGCGTAGAATAATACCCTTCCTTCCAACCGGCTATGTTGGCCGGTTTTTCACTTATCCACATTATCCACTGGATAGATCCAATAATTAGGTCCATACAGATCCCAATTAGATCCATATAGATCCCTGATCGTTGCAGGCCGCGCCACGTCTGGCCTAGAAGTGTATCGCGATGTGTGCTGGAGGGAAAACGATGTGTGCTGGCGGGATAAAAATGTGTGCTGACGGGTTGCTAATGTGTGCTGGCGGGATATAGGATGTGTGCTGACGGGAAAGCCTGGGTAGTTATCATCACTTATAAAAACTATCCACATAATTCGGAAAAAGTAATATGAATCAATCATTTATCTCCGATATTCTTTACGCAGACATTGAAAGTAAGGCAAAAGAACTAACAGTTAATTCAAACAACACTGTGCAGCCTGTGGCGTTGATGCGCTTGGGGGTATTCGTTCCGAAGCCATCAAAGAGCAAAGGAGAAAGTAAAGAGATTGATGCCACCAAAGCGTTTTCCCAGCTGGAGATAGCTAAAGCCGAGGGTTACGATGATATTAAAATCACTGGTCCTCGACTCGATATGGATACTGATTTCAAAACGTGGATCGGTGTCATCTACGCGTTCAGCAAATACGGCTTTTCTTCAAACACCATCCAGTTATCGTTTCAGGAGTTCGCTAAAGCCTGTGGTTTCCCCTCAAAACGTCTGGATGCGAAACTGCGTTTAACCATTCATGAATCACTTGGACGCTTGCGTAACAAGGGTATCGCTTTTAAGCGCGGAAAAGATGCTAAAGGCGGCTATCAGACTGGTCTGCTGAAGGTCGGGCGTTTTGATGCTGACCTTGATCTGATAGAGCTGGAGGCCGATTCGAAGCTCTGGGAGCTGTTCCAGCTTGATTATCGCGTTCTGTTGCAACACCACGCCTTGCGTGCCCTTCCGAAGAAAGAAGCTGCACAAGCCATTTACACTTTCATCGAAAGCCTTCCGCAGAACCCGTTGCCGCTATCGTTCGCGCGAATCCGTGAGCGCCTGGCTTTGCAGTCAGCTGTTGGCGAGCAAAACCGTATCATTAAGAAAGCGATAGAACAGCTTAAAACAATCGGCTATCTCGACTGTTCAATTGAGAAGAAAGGCCGGGAAAGTTTTGTAATCGTCCATTCTCGCAATCCAAAGCTGAAACTTCCCGAATAAGTGTGTGCTGGAGGGCAGCTGCATTTGAAAAATGTGCGCTGCCGGGAATGCCTGCCCATTTTCCTGTTTTTGGTGTGCGCTGGAGGGTTGCGCCACGCAGTTTGCCAAGACATTCCCTCCAGCACACATCTAACCATCCAAGTTTCCCTCCAGCGCACATCTAATCTTCTATCTTTCCCTCCAGCACACATATTTGATACCAGCGATCCCTCCACAGCACATAATTCAATGCGACTTCCCTCTATCGCACATTCTGGTCCTGCATCATCCCTCCAGCACACATCTAATGGCCTCATCGCCATTTCTTTACGTGCAATAATTGACGCACGAATCAAAAAAAGTTGCACGTAGCAGAATCAAACGTACAATTCACTCATACGAAATGATAAGGAGATGATGATGAAACGCGATTACGGCGGTGTCGGCACCATAGCTCTTCGTGCAAGCGCATTACTTAAGGCCATGAGTCAGGATATTGAAGATCAGCGCAAAGAGTTCAATCAGACCGAGTATTATCAGACGTTCACTCGTAACGCTGTGGCAAAGTTGCCGAAGCTGAGCCGCCGCATTGTGGAGCAGGCCATCAAAGAGATGGAAGATGATGGGTACCAGTTCAACAAGAAACAGGTCGGTAACGTTGAACAGTACGCGCTGACCATCCAGAACGTCATTGATATCTATGCCCACCGTAAGATCCCCAAATATCGCGACATTCACAAATCGCCTTACGTTATTTTTGTCGTAAACCTGAAGGGTGGCGTATCCAAAACGGTTTCCACAGTCACGTTGGCGCACGCTCTGCGTGTGCATCAGGATTTACTGCGTCACGATCTGCGCATTCTGGTAATTGACCTTGACCCTCAGGCATCCAGCACAATGTTCCTCGACCATACTCACAGTATTGGTTCCATCCTGGAAACCGCCGCGCAGGCGATGCTGAACGACCTGGACGCGGAGACGCTACGCAAAGAGGTGATTCGTCCGACCATCGTTCCTGGCGTAGACGTGATTCCAGCCTCTATCGACGATGGCTTTGTTGCCAGCCAATGGAAAGAGCTGGTTGAAGAGCATCTTCCCGGACAAAATCAGTACGAAATCCTTCGACGCAATATCATTGATCGTGTTGCGGATGATTATGACTTTATCTTTATTGATACCGGTCCACACCTGGATCCGTTCCTGCTCAACGGTCTGGCGGCCAGCGATTTGCTGCTTACCCCTACCCCACCAGCCCAGGTTGACTTCCACTCAACACTGAAATATCTCACCCGTCTGCCAGAAATGCTGGAGCAACTGGAGGAGGAAGGCGTAGAACCGCGTTTAAGCGCCAGCATTGGTTTTATGTCGAAGATGACCGGCAAGCGAGATCACGAGACATCACACAGCCTTGCGCGTGAGGTTTACGCCAGCAACATTCTGGACTCTTCTCTGCCTCGTCTGGATGGATTTGAGCGATGCGGCGAGTCTTTCGACACCGTAATCAGTGCCAACCCGCAATCGTATCCAGGCAGTGCAGAGGCGCTGAAGAAGGCACGAACCGAGGCCGAGCGTTTCACTAAGGCTGTGTTTGATCGAATTGAGTTTGTTAGGGGTGAGGCGGCATGAAAAAAATAGTTTCCCGTGGACGAGTGCTGGGCAAGAATAGCTCCGAGTTTGCTCGCATGCTTGAAGGCAGTGAAGGCACCAAAACCTTTACCCTAAAATCTGGCCGCCAGGCTAAATTTTTGCTTACCGTTGTGCTGAGTGGTGAGATTGAGTCGCGCACGTTCGTTGACCCGGCAGTTAACGGCCGCGATCAGTCTCTGCTCACCCCTGAGTCGGTAAGCGATATTTCCCGCACCATTAAATTGCAACAGTTCTTCCCGGCTATCGGTCGTATGGTTGGGGAGCGCATTGAGGTATTGGACGGATCACGTCGCCGCGCTGCGTGTATCTTCAATGAAACGAAATTTGAGATTCTGGTGACGAAAGATGAGATCAGCCTGGCGGATGCACGCCAGCTGGCCATTGATATCCAGACAGCCCGCGAACACACTCTGCGCGAGCTGGGTAAACGCTTCGAGGTTATGTACGGTAAGAATATGACCAAAGAAGAGATCGCCCGAGCTGAGAACATCTCAAAGGCTAAAGTGACGCGAGCTTTCCAGGCTGCCGCGGTGCCGGATGAGATGATTGCTGTCTTCCCTGTTGCCAGCGATCTCGCCCTGCCAGATTACCAGTTACTGCTCCAGATCGCCGAGGATGCTAACGCTAAAAGCGTGCCGATTGAAGAGCTGGTTGATACGGTGCGCGAACGAATTGCAGAGACTGAGGGCGCGAAAGAGGATAAATCGAAGATACTGGCTATCTTCAAAGCGGAAAGCAAAAGCCTGAAGCCCGCGCCGGTTAAATCTGTGGTGATTGAGAAGCTGCGAGACTTCTCTGACCGTCGCCAATATGCTCGAAAGAAGTCCGATCCGAAAAAACGGGTTGTCGCCTACGAGTTCTCCAGACTCCCGTCTGAAGTGCAAACTGAAATTGACGAAGCAATAAAAAAAATCATTGGGAAAATGTCTGCTGGGGAATAATCCCGCTGGTGGGAGGTGGTGTTAGCCCCTCCCCCTCCTAAAATGTCCCGCACTAATTTCATTACTAACCTTATGATTTGCATGTGTTTTTTAGGATAATTTCAGACTGAAATTCCCACGATTTAACGCCTGCATTCACCGTCCACTTCCCCGCACAAAAAATTTAAAAAATTACTTTTCGCGAGAAAGTCAACAAGTGACTTTCAATAAAATCTCTTCCGAAAAGGGATTCACACAAGTGCCTTGTGTTTAAGGAAGAGTAACTTGAGTAACTTACGCGAATACCAGAATCGTATTGCAGATATCGCAAAACGCTCTAAAGCCGTTCTTGGCTGGGCAAGTACAGCACAGTTCGGTACTGATAACCAATTCATCAAAGATGATGCCGCGCGTGCCGCATCTATCCTTGAAGCTGCACGCAAAGACCCGATTTTTGCGGGTATTTCTGATAATGCCACCGCTCAAATTGCTACCGCATGGGCAAGTGCACTGGCTGACTATGCCGCAACACATAAATCTATGCCGCGTCCGGAAATTCTGGCCTCCTGCCACCAGACGCTGGAAAACTGCCTGATTGAGTCCACCCGCAATAGCATGGACTCCACCAATAAAGCGATGCTGGAATCAGTCGCGGCAGAGATGATGAGTGTTTCTGACGGTGTTATGCGTCTGCCTTTATTCCTGGCGATGATCCTGCCTGTTCAGTTGGGGGCAGCTACCGCTGATGCGTGTACCTTCATTCCGGTTACGCGTGACCAGTCCGACATCTACGAAGTCTTTAACGTGGCGGGTTCTTCTTTTGGTTCTTATGCTGCTGGTGATGTTCTGGACATGCAATCCGTTGGTGTGTACAGCCAGCTACGCCGCCGCTATGTGCTGGTGGCAAGCTCCGATGGCACCAGCAAAACCGCAACCTTCAAAATGGAAGACTTCGAAGGCCAGAATGTCCCAATCCGCAAAGGTCGCACTAACATCTACGTTAACCGTATTAAGTCTGTTGTTGATAACGGCTCCGGCAGCCTACTTCACTCGTTTACTAATGCTGCTGGGGAGCAAATCACTGTTACCTGCTCTCTGAACTACAACATTGGTCAGATTGCCCTGTCGTTCTCCAAAGCGCCGGATAAAGGCACTGAGATCGCAATTGAGACGGAAATCAATATTGAAGCCGCTCCTGAGCTTATCCCGCTGATCAACCACGAAATGAAGAAATACACCCTGTTCCCAAGTCAGTTCGTTATCGCGGCTGAGCACACGGTACAGGCGGCGTATGAAGCACAGCGTGAATTTGGTCTGGACCTGGGTTCCCTACAGTTCCGCACCCTGAAGGAATACCTGTCTAATGAACAGGATATGCTGCGTCTTCGCATCATGATCTGGCGTACTCTTGCGACCGACACCTTTGACATCGCTCTGCCGGTTAACCAGTCCTTTGATGTATGGGCAACCATCATTCGTGGCAAATTCCAGACTGTATATCGCGACATTATTGAGCGCGTTAAATCTTCTGGTGCGATGGGGATGTTTGCTGGTGCTGATGCAGCATCTTTCTTCAAACAGTTGCCGAAGGATTTCTTCCAGCCAGCCGAAGACTATATCCAGACTCCGTATGTTCACTACATCGGTACCCTGTTCGGTAACGTGAAAGTGTACGAAGTACCTGCTGGTATTTGTAAGGACTTAACGACAGAGAACATTCAGTTCAGCTCGATGGATGTGCTGTGCTACGTCCGTGATGAAAATCCGGGTAAAGCAGGCTTCGTGACTGGTGATGCTGTCCCGGCCATCCCGTTCCAGCATCCGACCACTCCGGCGCTGGTCAACCGTACCACGCTGTGGGGTTCGGCTATCAACGATATGCACCCACGCAACGGCGCTGATTACTTCACTCGTGTAACGCTGACAATGGCCAAAAAAGGCGGGCTTAACTTCATAAGCGGCGACACGATTGATGCCGGTGACTCTGAGTAATCAGGGGAAGTTCTCCGTTTAACATAGCGCCCCCGTGCGGGGCGCATAACAGGGAAAGTTATGTCTCAATATTCAATTCAACAGTCATTAGGTAATGCATCCGGCGTCGCGGTTAGCCCGATCAATGCCGATGCGACGTTATCTACCGGTGTTGCATTAAATAGCAGCTTGTGGGCTGGTATTGGCGTATTTGCGCGTGGCAAGCCGTTTACTGTTCTGGCGGTTACTGAGTCCAATTACGAAGATGTTCTCGGCGAACCGCTGAAGCCGTCTTCCGGCTCACAGTTCGAACCAATTCGTCATGTGTACGAAGCTATTCAGCAAACGTCTGGTTACGTTGTTCGCGCTGTTCCGGATGATGCGAAGTTCCCGATTATTATGTTCGATGAATCAGGCGAACCGGCTTACAGTGCGTTGCCATACGGTTCTGAAATTGAACTTGATAGTGGCGAAGCCTTTGCTATCTACGTTGATGATGGTGATCCGTGTATTTCACCTACCCGTGAGTTAACCATCGAAACGGCAACAGCGGACAGCGCGGGTAATGAACGCTTCCTCTTAAAACTGACCCAGACGACTTCGCTCGGCGTGGTAACGACCCTGGAGACACACACTGTGTCTTTGGCGGAAGAAGCGAAAGATGACATGGGCCGCTTGTGTTATCTGCCTACGGCTCTGGAAGCCCGTTCTAAATATCTGCGCGCGGTTGTTAATGAAGAGCTGATTTCGACAGCGAAAGTAACAAACAAAAAATCGTTGGCGTTCACTGGCGGTACCAACGGCGATCAGTCGAAAATCTCAACCGCTACGTACCTGCGTGCGGTGAAAGTTCTGAACAATGCGCCGTACATGTACACCGCTGTTCTTGGCCTGGGCTGCTATGACAATGCGGCTATCACCGCATTAGGTAAAATCTGTGCAGATCGCCTGATTGATGGCTTCTTTGATGTCAAACCGACATTAACGTACGCAGAAGCACTACCAGCTGTTGAGGATACCGGTTTACTTGGTACCGATTATGTAAGCTGTTCTGTCTATCACTACCCGTTCTCCTGCAAAGACAAATGGACCCAATCCCGTGTGGTCTTTGGTCTGTCTGGCGTGGCGTATGCGGCGAAAGCTCGTGGCGTCAAGAAAAACTCTGATGTCGGCGGTTGGCATTACTCACCGGCTGGTGAAGAACGTGCCGTCATTGCTCGTGCGTCAATTCAACCGCTGTATCCGGAAGATACCCCGGACGAAGAAGCAATGGTCAAGGGCCGTCTCAATAAAGTATCTGTTGGCACCTCTGGCCAGATGATCATCGACGATGCTTTAACTTGCTGCACGCAGGATAACTATCTGCACTTCCAGCACGTCCCATCCCTGATGAATGCAATCAGCCGTTTCTTTGTCCAGTTAGCCCGACAGATGAAGCATAGCCCGGACGGTATTACTGCGGCTGGCCTGACTAAAGGGATGACCAAACTTTTAGATCGCTTTGTCGCCTCCGGCGCTCTGGTGGCTCCTCGTGATCCTGATGCTGACGGTACAGAACCGTATGTGCTGAAAGTTACGCAGGCGGAATTCGATAAATGGGAAGTAGTCTGGGCCTGCTGCCCGACTGGCGTAGCCCGTCGTATCCAGGGCGTACCGCTGCTTATTAAGTAAGGGAATACAATGAGCAAAAACTTTTTTCAATCCGGGGCATTTTTGGGGAATGGACTGTCCCGTTTCGCTTTGAACTCTGATCCTGTGCAGCTGATGGAGTCTGCCCGAGCAAGCGCCGAACCGCCAACAGATCCGGTTATTAATAATCCGGAACCGGCGGCACAGACTAACGATAACGTTCCATCTGACCCGGCTCCTGAGCAAATCCTGGAAGGGAAAGACGGTAAAGAATGGACCGTCGAACAGGCGCACCAGATGATTCTGGAAGCTGCAAATCGAAGTGCTATGCAGAATGCGTTGAGTAATGCGGCCGATGCCGTTTTCGCCTGGGCCGATAGCGGTGATCTGACTTTCGACTCCCTTGATGGTTTCGTTCAGGCTATCGCTGGTATCTCTGACGACGACGACTCCGAAGTTACAGAAGAACAGGACGATGCCTATAACGAAGCATGGGCAAATGTTGCTGACTTCCTCGCAGCATGCGGTGTAGATGATGACCTGATCGAAGCACTGGCTGACGATGAAGACGACGACGCAGCTGCTGATGTTGGTGCCTCTATCGCTGGTTTAGATAGCGACGACCGTGACGAACTGGAAGCGGCGTTTGTTGTTGCTGGCACTTCTGATGAAATGCTGACTGAAGCATTTAAGAAGGTTGTTCGTAACGGTGAGATCAAACTCATCCGTAAACGCCTGCGTAAAAAACGTCTGACTGCGGCTCAAAAATCGGCGCTGAAAAAAGCACGTCGTAAAGCCCAGACCGGCGAGGCAAAACTGGCCCGCAAAAAGTCAATGAAACTGCGCCGTAAGCGCCTTGGCTAAAGGAGGAGGCCGGAGAACTCCGGCCTTTAACTTGAATGGCACCTATACCTTATGGGGTTTACAGCCAGGCTGACGGTGTATCACCATTTCTGAAAGTTACTTTAACGAACTCTCAGTACCAGGTTACCGGATATATCAGCCAGGGGGCGGCAATGAACATGGCCCAGAATTGGGAAGCGCCGTTTACCGGTATGTCCATGGGGTCTGTTGCTGGTGCTTTCAGTGGTTTTGCGCAGGTTGGTACTGAAACAACGTCGGTGGCCCGTTGGAACAGCTTAATGGTTTGGGAGGGGGGAACACCGCCGACTTTCACGCTGCCAGTAACTTTCATCGCTTTGTTTGACCCATTCATGGAGGTTTCAGGCGCTATCGCCGCATTGTCAGCGATGATTAGCCCGGAACTTAAAGATGCCAGTATTGGTGGTCGAATCCCGGAGCGTGTGACGCTAAACATTGGTCGCCGGATCAACATCATTGATGTCGCTATCCAGGACATAAGTTTCGATCTCGATGCGCCCAGGGACAGCAATGGGCATTTCCTGAAAAACACCGTCAACCTCCAGTTGACCGGTTCTTCGATATATAACAGCTCCGATATTGTTCGGGCGTTCCAGTAAAAGGATTTTATATGGGGCACAATAACACTAAGGGAAACCGTAAATTTATTAAGGGCCGCTATACTGCCAACGCGGCCAAAGGCGAACGACTGGTATCTTCTGAATTCCAGCTCACTTTTGCAGGCCATGAAGATATCAGCGTACTGGTTCGCACGTCGCAAATTCCTGAAATGACCCGCGAGGATGTGGAGGACTATGGTCCGAATGGTGTGAAGTTCAACCAGCACGGTCCAATTCGAAACTCTGGGGAAATCCAGGTCCAGTGCGTGGAGACTATCGAAGGCGATATTCTTCAGTTCATTAAGGATCGCATTGCGGCGAAGGACTATGTTGATATCACGATGGCTGCTACCCCTGAATCCAAATCTTCCGGGGTTAACGCTGTGACAAAAGCTGCTACAACAATTGAAATGTTGGACTGCAAAATCTACAGTGATGCAATCGACTTTAGTACCGAAGATGTGACTGCTGCTGTGCGCCCGTCACTTCGTATCGTCTACAACTGGATTGATTGGGATTAAGAGTCATCCCTTGTATTTTAAAGCTCCTTCGGGAGCTTTTTTATTTGGAGAGGAAAGGGTGCATTGAGGATACCTGACACACGAAGAGTGGCGGGGATCTCTCCCATAAGCGCTAACTTAAGGGTTGTGGTATTACGCCTGATATGATTTAACGTGCCGATGAATTACTCTCACGATAACTGGTCAGCAATTCTGGCCCATATTGGTAAGCCCGAAGAACTGGATACTTCGGCACGTAATGCCGGGGCTCTAACCCGCCGCCGCGAAATTCGTGATGCTGCAACTCTGCTACGTCGGGGGCTGGCTTACGGCCCCGGGGGGATGTCATTACGTGAAGTCACTGCATGGGCTCAGCTCCATGACGTTGCAACATTATCTGACGTGGCTCTCCTGAAGCGGCTGCGGAATGCCGCCGACTGGTTTGGCATACTTGCCGCACAAACACTTGCTGTACGCGCCGCAGTTACGGGTTGTACAAGCGGAAAGAGATTGCGTCTTGTCGATGGAACAGCAATCAGTGCGCCCGGGGGCGGCAGCGCTGAATGGCGACTACATATGGGATATGATCCTCATACCTGTCAGTTCACTGATTTTGAGCTAACCGACAGCAGAGACGCTGAACGGCTGGACCGATTTGCGCAAACGGCAGACGAGATACGCATTGCTGACCGGGGATTCGGTTCGCGTCCCGAATGTATCCGCTCACTTGCTTTTGGAGAAGCTGATTATATCGTCCGGGTTCACTGGCGAGGATTGCGCTGGTTAACTGCAGAAGGAATGCGCTTTGACATGATGGGTTTTCTGCGCGGGCTGGATTGCGGTAAGAACGGTGAAACCACTGTAATGATAGGCAATTCAGGTAATAAAAAAGCCGGAGCTCCCTTTCCGGCACGTCTCATTGCCGTATCACTTCCTCCCGAAAAAGCATTAATCAGTAAAACCCGACTGCTCAGCGAGAATCGTCGAAAAGGACGAGTAGTTCAGGCGGAAACGCTGGAAGCAGCGGGCCATGTGCTATTGCTAACATCATTACCGGAAGATGAATATTCAGCAGAGCAAGTGGCTGATTGTTACCGTCTGCGATGGCAAATTGAACTGGCTTTTAAGCGGCTCAAAAGTTTGCTGCACCTGGATGCTTTGCGTGCAAAGGAACCTGAACTCGCGAAAGCGTGGATATTTGCTAATCTACTCGCCGCATTTTTAATTGACGACATAATCCAGCCATCGCTGGATTTCCCCCCCAGAAGTGCCGGATCCGAAAAGAAGAACTAACTCGTTGTGGAGAATAACAAAAATGGTCATCTGGAGCTTACAGGTGGCCATTCTTGGGACAGTATCCCTGACAGCCTACAAAACGCAATTGAAGAACGCGAGGCATCGTCTTAACGAGGCACCGAGGCGTCGCATTCTTCAGATGGTTCAACCCTTAAGTTAGCGCTTATGGG